TGACGCAGCACTTTTGTTTGGACATGGGCGATCGGGCTTCCAACCGAATCGGCGGCGTAGAGCCCTTTGCGGAGGCTGTGGGTGTGGTAGCTCATGCCCCGACCCTCCGTTTGTAGGCTTCTAACTTCGGCTTCCACGTCTCAGGATATGCCCATTTCAACGCGATCTTGTTCAACTCCACATCGCAGTCCTTGCAGACGTGACGCCATGGGCCGTCTGAGCAGATGCGCCATTCGGCGTGGGCTTTCTGGCGGCACTTGAAGCAGCGCTTCATACCGCCCTCCTGACCACGCGTTGCCTCTTGGATTTCCGAGCCCGGATCGCGGCCGATGCGTCACGGTAAACAACTGACTTGACCACCTTGCCGTCCTTGATCTTGATGCCCTTGATGGGGATGCCTTGGTGTTTCATGGCGCTATTCCTTCGGCTTGCATGATCGCTTTGCCGATGAGTTCGGGCATTTGGGGGACAACGGCGTTGCCGAGTCCTTTAAGGCGGTCCACTCTCTTTGGAACGCCGATGGCTACCCTCGGGATGTCTGGCTCGATCTCCCATTGCCCCATCTTTTCAGCGCATTGACCCGGCCGATCTCCGATAGGCACTCCCGGCTGCATGTGTTGTGCTTTTGACTGTGGCTTGGCGTGAATTCCACTCCACAGACCTTGCAGTGTTTCGTCGCCTTGATAGCCCTGTGCCCGTCCCTCTGATCCGCCTTCATGTGGCAAGGCGGGCAAAGTATCTCGAATGCGTCTGGCTCCTGATAATCCGGATGATGCCGCGCCAGCTTCTCGGTAGAGCCACACTCCTGGCACTGCTCCAGGACTGGAGCCGCCCTCTGCGCCCGTTTGCGAATAGCGTTCTTCGTCAGCATCTATATCTCCGTCCAATTTTCTGGAAATCCCATCAGCCACTCCACCCAGGTCGGATTGAGCGATCCGCCAGCCGCAGACGGCAGGTCCAGACCGCATGTTCTTCGTTCTCGTTCGCGCGCTGCTGCTTCCGCGGTTCTTGTCCCCTTGGCTCCGTCCGATGCTCTTGGCGTTGGCCAATACTTCACCGCCGCTGGCAGCCCGTTTCTCACGTCGTTTGCTATGTTGCCGCGCCTTTCCGCATCGTTCTTGCGAGGCGTCGGCCACAATCCACACTCTGTCACGTCTGTGAGGTGCACCAACGGCGGCAGCAGGTACGCAGTGCCATTCCGCATCATACCCGAGCGCGGCCAAGTCTCCGAGAACGTCTCCAAGCCCCCTTCCAAGGAGTGCTGCGACGTTTTCCACGATGACGAATGACGGTCGAAGTTCGCCAATAAGGCGCGCGTACTCACTCCAAAGTCCCGAGCGCTCGCCGGCCAATCCAGCTCCCTTTCCAGCAAGCGAAATGTCCTGGCACGGGAACCCACCACAGATGACATCAACGGTAATTCCATCGGCAGCAAGTCTGTCTGCTGTGAGGGTTCTAACGTCGTCGTAGCAAGGGACGTGGGGCCAGTGCTTTTTGAGCACGGCTCTGGGATATGGTTCGATTTCACAGAATGCGACTGTTTCAAATCCACCGGCTCGCTCCAATCCCAAAGAAAAACCGCCGATTCCTGAGAAAAGATCCAACACGCGAAGCTTCCTCACGAGCTGGCCTCCTAGATCTCGACGCACTCACAAGGATCAGGAGGAAGGCAATAGCCGGTGACGGGGAATTCGAGAGTGCCGTCCGGCATGAGGACATGGCCCAAATTCTCTTGCCGATCGATGGCAAGGCAGAGTTCTGGGGAGGCCTCGAATTGCATTTCCGTGCCGTTCAGAAGCACGAGGATCACGAGCCATTTCATGCCAGCACCTCTTCGCGCTCTTCGACTGAGGTCGCCAGCTTCGGATGCATGTTCGATCCGCGCCGCGTGACTTCAGGCTGGCGATATAACCGCCGCGCATGGTCCTCGCAGTAGGGCAGGCCAAGCGCGACCTTGCAGCCGCAGTAGCCGAAGCCAGGCTGTTTCGGATCGCCGTAGGGCGCGCGGCAGTGGTGAGCTTCGAGGTCAGCGAACATCACGAGCGGACCCTTGGGGATGTCCTCGATCGGCAGGGGCTCGGTAGGGAGATCCATCCGGCGGACCTTGGCCGGCTTCTCGACAACGGGTTTGGCACCAACCTTGGTGCGACCCCAGCCCGGATGCGGGACGCGCGAGACCGGCTTCGACAAATTCCGCGGCAATCCGAGACGGTGGATTTTCCCGATCACGGCATCGCGTGAAATCCCGCCGATCATGCGGGCGATGACGCGGGCAGAGTAGCGCTGCATGTGGAGCTTTTTCAGTTGCTCGACGCGAGCGTCGGTCCAGTCGAAATTCATTTGCCCTCTCCCTGCATCCGCTTTGCCAGTGTTTCGATGACCGCTGCTGCGGCCAATCCGATCGGTATCCATTCCGTCATGCCGATGCTCCCGCGTGTGTGTCCCGACGCGCTGGCCGCACGATCCCGGATTGCAGGATGTCGTTCCAATCGGTATCGAGATCATCAGGCATACGAAGCTCGACGTGATAGCCCTCCATCTTGAGGCGGTAGGCCAGCGCAGAAGCCTTGTATTGCCCGGCGAACGAGCTGTCGGTGTCCCCAAAAATCAACACGCTGCGCGCCGTGGCCGGAGGCGTCCACTTCATAAGACAGTCGGCATTGAGCGCAGCCCATACCGGAATGTCGAACATCGCCATGGCCGAGAGAGCCGTTTCAATACCCTCCGCAATCCCCATGGTTTCAGCAGACGGCGCGAGGCGCACAGCGCCACCTTCTGGAATGCTTCCCGGCATCATCTTGCGCGACTTCGGGACATCGGCTTTGTTGCCGTTTTCGTCGAGGAACGTGCGGTGCACCGTCCATTGCCGCGCATCCGGCGAGACGAATTTCGCCAGCATCGCCGGGTGATATGTTTTGGTCTTGTCGTCGTGGCTGTAGACCGTCCGCGCGATCCAGCGCAGCAGCGTTGGGTACTTGTCCATGACGAGCCCGCGCCGCTCCAAATACCGCGATGCCGGGTCGATGCCGTCGAGGGGTTTGGCTTCCGACCAGATGCGATCGATATTCACCTTCGGATCGAAGGCCGAGCCCGTGGACGCACGCGGAATGCTGATCTCCGCCGATGGCAACAGCGCCTCGATCATGCGCTTGGCTTCCGCGAACGGCACTTTGTTGGCCTTCATGACCAGATCGACGCCGGAGCCCGCGCCGCATCCGTTGCAGAAGTACGATCCTGACCCGGCCTTGTCGTCGAACCGGAAACGATCCTCACCGCCACACGACGGGCACGCGCAATGCTTGCCGGTCAAATGGCGCTCGTGGATGCCGAGCGCCGGGAGCAACGAACGCCAACGACCGATAGCCTTGTCCTGAATGCGATTAGACGGCTGCATGTGTCACCTCCCTGGCGCGCGACTTGGCAAAGCGGATTTGCTTGTGACGCACGTAGGACAGGATCAGCGGGGATGCCTGGATCGGATCGAACAGCAGCCCCCTCGGCCACACGCCGAACAATTCCCGGTAGGCGTGAGCGGTCCAGCCGTCCTTACGGTCAGCCGCCAGCTGCATTTGCCGCAACTGACTGAACACGGACTGCTTGCCCATGGCGCGGATTTCGTCAGTTACGCTCGTAGTCTTGGTCTGGCGACGCCCGCCCATCTCGACAAGTTCGCCATCCGCCATTTCCGGGCCACGGATCGGCATTTCGTGACCGCAGGCGAGGCACTGCCGAACCGTAATCGGCATCAGCGCCGTGCATGACGGGCAACAGCGCGGAAGCGGCGTTTTTTTCTCCCGTGCCTTGGCCTTGGCCTTCTTGTCGCGGCCCGTGTCGAGTTCGTCGTGATCGATGTCCGTGACCATGCCGAGCCGCATGTGCGTATCCGAGTGATCAAGAATGATCGCATCAGCCTTGCCCGGTGCCGTGCGCAGGGCGCGGCCGATGATCTGCACGAACAGGCTTTCGGATTTTGTCGGACGCGCCAGAATCAAACACCGCACGTCCCAATCGATCCCGGTCGTGAGCGTGCCGATGTTGCATACAACTTTGATCTCACCAGCGGCCAAGCGTTTGCCAATCTCAGTGCGTTCCTCGCGCGGTGTGTCGGCGTCCACGTAGGCCACCGGCACACCCACGGCCTCAAACTGATCGTGGATGGCGCGGGCGTGCTGGCGTCCCGTGGCAAAGCACAGCGTCGGCCGATCCTCGCCGCGCATGAGCCACGTCTGCACGATGTCGGCCACGAGCTGCGGCTTGTTCATCCGCTCCGCAAGCTCGCCTTCGTGATAGTCGCCAGCCACAGTCCGAACCCCGGTCAGATCAGGCTTAGACGGGGCGAACACGCGAAACTTGGACAGGTAGCCTTGCTCGATCAGAGCGGCCAGAGACGTTGGCTTGACCAGCGTATCGTACAGCTTGCCGAGACCGACCGACCACGGCGTAGCGCTGAGCCCGATGAACGGCTTTTCGGTCCATCCAGGGGATTGCATCCACCGCTCAATAACCGCGAACCGGACGTGGGCCTCGTCGACCACCACGAGGTCAACGGCGGGAAAATCGCGGCGGCTGAGGGTCTGGGCCGTGCAAACCTGAATCGGCGCGTGCGGCCTCCGCCACGAATGATCAGCCTGCACCACGCCGATCTCGGACGCATCGATGCCATTCTCGACGAACCGCTCGATGGTCTGGTCAATGAGACCGAGAGACGGCACCACGAATGCCAGCCGCTTGCCCTTCGCACGCGCCCGCGCAACGATGTGCGCCGCGATCACGGTTTTGCCCGCGCCCGTTGGAGCCATGAGCATGGGCCTGCGATGGCCAGCCATGATGGATTGCCTCAGTCCATCCAGTGCGGCGGTTTGATGGGGGCGAAGTTCACGGAGGCCGGTCATACCGCACCTCCAGTCCGCATCACGGCAGGAGCCGAACCACTGAGATCATTTTTTCTTTCATGGCCCGCCTCTTTCTTACCTACGGTAGAAAGAGTAGATATAGATATAGATATAGGCACATTGCCGTCACACGTTTCGTCACCTGCCGTCACTTCGCCGTCACGTGACGCGTCACATGCGGTCACCTGCCGTTTCCGCGAGCGGAGCTTCCGCATTCTGTCTTTTGACTTGTCGCGATTTGGCTGACGTGCCGCCCAACCCTTCGGGGCCATAACGCGGTCGCCATTTACGACGATGAACTCGATCAGGTCGCGCTCGACCAAAGAGCTGATCATGATTTCGGCGTCGTGGTCGCTGACGCGAAGCCGGAACGCTATCTCGGAGGTGCCCGGTAGCTGACCGTTGAGCTTTGAACTGAGACAGAGGACGTTGGCCCAGAACTTGAACAGGTCGCCGGGCATTTTCTGGACCTTAGGGTTATCCAGAACATCGTTGTAAAGCCGAAACCACCCGCCTAATACGGCCTTGATTTCGGCCTGATTCGAAGTTATTTTGTGCATCGTCAAGACCTTTCTTATCAGATCGAACCTGATGAGATTCCAAGCCTTCGGAGACAGCCATCTCCGGGGGCTTTATCTTTGCCCGCGTCATTGCAGGGCGGGCGCTTGTAA